TTGCCCTCGCTCCAAGCGCTGCTGGCCAATCCATCTGATCAATAGAGCTTGAACTCATGTTCTCCTAGCGGTCGGCATCTGCCGAACACTGATCGTCAAAACAATCCAGCAGGCTCCTCGCTCCTGGCCCAGCTGTAAATCACCAGCTCGCCACGTTCCACGCGGTTCGCGCCGCCACCGACCGTATAGTCGAGTTTCAGAGCCTCCATCTCGAAGTCTTTAAAGCATGCGCGGACGGCAGGATGGTCGTTGATGCTGATGACAGCCTTGCCTTTGATCTCCTTGAGCTTTCTTGCCATCAGCTCGTACTGCTCCCACTCGAACGGCACGCCGTAGCCCTCGGTCTCCCAATAAGGGGGATCAAGATAGAACAGCGTGTGGGCGCGGTCGTAGCGGTCGACACAGGTGGTCCAGTCGAGCTGCTCAATGTAGGTGCCTCCAGCCATGCGCAGATGGGCCGCAGACAGGTTCTCCTCGATCCGTAGCAGATTGATGGCCGGAGCCGTGGTGGCCGTACCAAAGGTCTGGCCAGCCACCTTCCCGCCAAAGCTTTGCTGCTGGAGGTAAAAGAACCGGGCAGCGCGCTGAATATCCGTCAAGGTTTCCGGCCTGGTCTCCTGTAGCCATTTAAAGACCTGCCTACTGGTCAAGGCCCACTTGAACTGCCTCACAAACTCTTCCAGGTGGTGAGTCACCACCCGGTAGAGGTTGACCAGGTCACCGTTGACGTCATTGAGGACTTCGACATCAGCGGGGTGGCGGGCAAAGTAGACCGCAGCCCCTCCAGCGAAGACCTCCACATAGCAGCTATGGGCTGGAAAGCGTTTCAGGAGCAGGTCGATCAAGCGGCGTTTGCCTCCGATCCAGGGCACGATTGGGTTTGTCATTTGCTTCAGCTGTTGGCCCTGCTGGGGGCTCTGGTTCGGTGCTCACGGCACTCAGCTGATTGAAGGCCCCACACCTGGGGCACTTGATGCTCAGGCGCACGTACACGCCCTCGCCTAACTTCTTGCGGCAGTTGCCGCAGCGGATATCGTCCATTTGCAAGCCTTTAAACCTTTAAAACTCTGGTAGGCTCAGCGCGCTCTGTACAGGGTGAGCGGGCCTTGCCAGCTTGCAGGCATGGTCTGCAGTTGGGGCTTGGCTGGGTGTTACAGCACCTGGCCAGGTCGCCCGTTCTTTTTTGGTGGCTACACCTCCCCTTCTGTATAGGTGAGGTTCGGAGCTTCGCCCTCGATCGCTCCATCACGCACAAACACGCGCTGGCCAGCTTGAGCCGAGCCTCGCACCTGCAGGCGGCCACCGCCTGGCAGCTCGATCGTCGCAATCCCGTTGACCACAAAGGCCACTGTCCCCACCAGCAAAGGCTTGGGCGACTGCAAATCCATGAACTGCTTGTAGAGGTTAGGCATGGGTCTCAACCTCCAGCGTCTGACGCAGCCTAGGAGCTGACCAACTGATCGATGTCGACCGCACAACACCCATCACGGTCTCCGGCCCCAGGTAGCGAATAAATTGCCCAGGCAGAATCACACCGGTCTCGGGCAGCACCTGCATGGATAGCGACACCCGCGCCTGGCGGCCTGTGTCGGCAAGCTCTGCCAGGCCGCGCTGCCTATGCACTGTGGAGTCCGTGATCAAGGCATGCATGACCTGGGGCGCAATCAAGTCGCTAGCGGTTCCGGCCCGTGTAATGGGGCCAAAGACACCCGCGCTCATGCCCCCCACGAACACCCGGTTGTAGTCCGGCTTGTCCAGGAATTCCGTGCCTTCGACCTCTGCCACTGCCCCTGGAATCTCAAAATCCGGTACCACATCACCCCAATGCCAGGGTGCTGCGGGGTACTTGGGCAGGATGCGCAGCACTTGGTCAGTGTTATGGGGCTGCACATAGCCGCCTGCTGCCGCCGCGATATCGTTGATGGCATCGATATAGCTGCCCTGCAGCGTCCAGGCTCCAGCAGGCACTTGCCAGTCCTGCAGTTGCCAGTCGATCCCCCAGCCAATGGAGACGCCGTTGACCTTGAGTACTTCGGCTGCCAGTTGCTGGGCCGTCAGCGTCTGATTCGGGCTGCCGAAAGACATGGACTTTGCCCAAGGCTCGGCCAAGACTGCGGCGAGGCCGCGCCCTGAGACAGACCAGCGCTCCTGCGGCAAGAACCTGCGGTCGCGGCTGATGCGCTCCAGGCGCAGCTTGAAGGGCACGCCATTGACGTTGGCCAGGAACTGCGCAGGGTCGCCATCCGCATCACGGCCAAGGTGCAAAGCCGCATCCTTGTGCAGTGAGGCCGTCCAGTTCCATGTCCAGCTCTGGAAGTCCAGGGACATATTGAAAGCCAGAGCAGGCAGCTCGACGCCGGTATCCAGACGCGTGAGCACGATCTGATTGAGCACGATGTAAACCTTTCGAACGGGAACGATGACCTTGCCGGGCTGTGGCCCTCCATCCTTGCAGCACGCAAAGACCAGCGCGGTCGACACCGCCCAGGGCTTGCAGAACAGCAATTTGATGGGGCCGCCGACCAGCTGCTCATAGCAGCCGGGCTTATCCGGTTCTGGGGGCTTGGTCTGCGACTTGCCAGCCGGTGGCTTCATGGCTTGCTGGTAGCGCGCCTGAAAGCCCCGGTACAGCGGCACCGATGGGCCTGCAACTGTGGTGAACTGGTTCTGCAGGCCCATCGCATCCTGTGCCGTGGCCTCAACCATGCGCCGACGGTCGCGCAGGCTTTCCTGAAACCGCACTGCCCAACCGGCCCGAACGGGCGCAGCATCCTGGGCTGTGGCCTGCAGGCCCTTGCGCACGCTCCGGGCTTCCTGCCAGCGGGCCTGGGCTGCGGCACCAGGCAGTGCCCGCGCCTGCTGAAACCGCCCCTGCAGGGCCACCCCTTGCCTCTGGCCGTCCTGCCAGGCAACGCCGAACTGCTCTTGCAAAGACATGGCATCTTGCGCGGTAGCCGTCCAGCCAGCAGGCAGCGCATCCGTGTCTTGCCAGCCCGAGACCCAACCTTGCGCCAAAGGCTGCGCCTGCTGGGCGCTGGCGGCCACCTCGGCCACCACGGGCCGGGGCGTGTCGGTGTTGTAGCGCACAACCGCACTGCAGCGCAGCCCAGGCATACGGCCCGCAGCAACCAGATCCTTGCGCACATGCACCAGGGACCGGACCCGCAGGCCTGGCATGCGGGCGGCAACGACCAGGGTTTTATCGGGCACCTGCCCGCCACCGCCCTCATCGCCAAACACCAGCTCGACCGGGCTGCCGGTCTTGAGGGCGCGATTAAAGATCAGGTCGACAGCGGCCATCAGTCGATCCTTGTCTCGCCCAGGATGGCCTTGCCGCCTGCATAGAGCTGGGTGCCGGTGCTGCCCAGCAGCTTGAAGTGCCCAGCTCCCGCCTCATCCGTGACCAGGCCGCGCCCGATCAGTTGACCGTCGCCGGTAGCCCAGACACCGATAGCAGCCTGCCCGCTGGTCAAAATCATGTCGCCGCCGCCGCTGGCCTGGGTCAACACCAGGTAGCCCGCCTCGGCGATCTGGCCGCAGGGCTTGGTCAGGGTCAGCGTGACGAGCAGCCGCTCGTCAGCGTCATATAGGGCAATGGTCGAGGCGGCGGGACCGGAGTCCGCAAAGTTGGCCGTAGCCTGCAGGCGGGCCAGTGCGTGGGCTGGCGAGATCTCGAATGCGGGTGAATCACTCATGCGACCTCCGCGAGCTGGTTATTGGCGACGGTCGAGTACTCCTGCAGCTCGTGGTCCCAGGCAATCACGTCCCACTCATAGCGCGTGGAGATATCGCGGAACTCATAGGAGCCGTCCGCCTTGCTCCAGGTCTCGCGGGCCAGATACCCGTCCGCGCTGCGATGCAGGCGCACACGGCGGCGCAGCGGGACATTGGCAGGCGTGTTTTTGCGGGCCACCGTTCCATAGATGCGCCCCTGACCGCCGAACTCTACGTCGATCAGCTTGCGTACACGGTGCGCGTTCATGGCCTGAAGCCCTTGCGAGTCGGGGCTAGAGCCCAGGACAGACAAGAAGCGATTCCGCTGCATGGACAGTGTGCGAGTAATGCGCGGATCGATACACACATTCACAACCTCTGCAGCGGTCAGGGCGCGATTGAATATCGCAAAGGCACTCATCAAAGAGCCAGCTGGCAAGCCAACTTCGCCAGCTCGCGAACCCACATGCAGCTCCGAGCTGTTGTAGATTGGTCCTCCAGAGCCGCCATAGTCTTTGGAGTTCAGCACGCCATCGACATAGAGCCTGCGCCCGATCTGGGCGCTATAGGTGAACAGGATGCGATGGGGCCGACCGTCATTGATCGCGCTACTCGTCATGGTCAGCCCGCCGCCTGCATTTAATCCGCAAGCCACAATGATGCCGCCCGGTACCGCTCCGTATGGGGTCTGGCCTTGGCCTGCGATCTGCAAAGACCAGCCCTGATTGTTGGAGCCATGCTCGGCAATCAAGAGGTTTTCCGCCGTGTCGGTCTGCAGGTCGATGACGACAGAAAAGTCTCCCCCATCCACGCCCTGGGCAGGAATCACCACCAGTCCGCTGGCTTGCGGCTCAAACGAGCCAGACAGCCCGACGGTGATCACCGTCGAAGACGTGACGCCACCCGTGCGGGTGCCGGTACGCGATCCAACCAGATCGGCTTGCGTTGCGCCCGCCGCATCCAGACCCCAGGCTCCTGCCGGCGAGGCGGCCAGGATCTGCGACAGCACATTGCCGCCCTCCCGGAACCATGCACCACCGGATACCAGCGCAGGCCATGCCGTGTAGGGCTGAGTCGTGCCGGGACGCAGCACCGTCATCCGGCTTGGAAGCCAAGTCCCACCGACATAGACCTCATCCACTCGCTCACCCGCGAGGTCGACCTGTATCCAGAACCCAGGCGCACGGACATCAGACGCGGCCCAGCGGCAGCCTGTGGCGGGGTTGCCGTCGAGCAGGCTGGAGACATCGCCAGCCTGCGGGGGCAGGCTGCAGGAGATCGTCGCACCCGCATCGACGCGCTGACCTTGCGCCCACAGCTGCAGCTCGGAGATGTCCAGCCACTCCCCTCGCGCATCGATGCCGATCAAGCGAAACGCTGCCATCTCAAGACCTCCAGGGGCCGGTGACATCAAAGAAGCCGATGCCGCCAGTCGTATTGCCGGGAGCCCCCGTCGCCATGCTCAGCAAGGTTTTGCCCGCAAACTGCGCCGTGCCCGGGGTCAGCGCAACATCAACACCAAATGCAGCCGTCACCCCCGATTGCGGGCAATGGTATGCCCCTGGCACCACGCCCCGTGGGCCGTTCACCGCAGCCCCGTCGGTGAGCAAGATTTCAGACAAGCGCAGGCCGTTATCGGCGCGACTGGGGAAATTGCCGCCAGTGGAATCGGCACCCGACGGGCTGCTTGCAGCGCCAAAAACCTGACGGAATGTGCTGATGGCCGCACCCAGCCCGTGGCTGGCGCGCATGATGGCGTACCCCTCCGAAGACATCGTAAACAAGCACCCGCTTGATTCGTAATAGCCCGTGCTGGTAGCTCCGGTCAGCACTGCACACCAAGCGTCCCCACTGCGGAAGCTATTCAAATCCCCGACATAACGGCTGATTGCGATGCCTCCCACCTGGGTCGTTGGCGTGCCCCCATAGGGGCTGTTCAAAAAATAGAATCCGCGCGAGTCTCCCACCAGCAGCCAGTACGTGGATGCCGAAGTCGCTCCAGGCAATTTGTGCCAATACCAGCCCCCAGACTGGGAGGGGCTGACCCCCACTCCTGTGTCCACATCCGTCATGGACTCGAACATCTGAACCCGAGCCCAAGCCGCATTGGTGTCATCGACCCGGATATAGGGTCGGGTGCTGGCAGGATCGAGGGGGCGATACACCGCCTTATTGGTGCCGGTGTATACCTTTTCCCAGCCCAGCGGAGCCAGCTTGAAACTGATGGAGCCGGTAACTGAGCCGTCCGGCAGGTCGGTCTTGAACTCCACCCAGCCGGTGGCGACAGCCGTCACCTTCTGCTCTCCGTTGAGCGCAGCATGCGAAGCCCCCGAGACCAGAATCACCACCTCTCGCTTGGCGGCACTGGCTCCACTGGCGAAGCTCATGCGGCAGACGCCGCCGCTGATGACGGCTGAATCCACCGCCTTGGCACCAAAGCCGCTGATCAGGCAGGCATCCAGAGCGGCGATCAGGGTGCCCGCTGCGCCCGATAACCCAGGCGAGCCCGCCATGGCTGAATAAAAATGCTTGACTGAGGTATCTACAGGGGATGCCATATCTCTCTCCAGGAATTCAGTTGGTCTGCGGGCGGTTCACATCACCGCGCGCCAGGATGGAAAAGCTGTGCTCGATGCCGGTCTCAGGCCCTGGCTGGATGGTTCGCACGACCCAGAAGGGATAGATCGCGCCCACGGTGTTGATGCGCAGGATGTTCCCCACGGCCCAGCCACTGCCCCAGCCGAGCGGCTGGATCGTGAAATACGGCTTGCCGGTGGCCGGGTTAAGCGGCGAGCAGACCGCATTGATGTCGCCCGTGGCGATCACGCCCACATGCTCACCAATCACCCGGAATTGGCTGGTCGACGTGAACTCCAGCACCCAGCGTTCGGTGCTGCCGCCCGCATTGGTGATCTCGATGGGCGTCACCCCTTGGTCGTACTTGGCGGGCGGCTCCTGCCCCATCAGGGCGTCAGACCAAGCGTTATCGACCCAAGTCTTTTGCGCAAAGGCCAAGCTCACCCGAGCGCGGCGGTCGCTCGCCTGCAGGGCGCTGGAGACATAGGTGCCGTCCTTGGGATAGTCATGGGTCAGCGCTCGGTTGAAAGTGATCTCGCCCGAGATCTGCACATCGGTGGCCGTGGCCATGTCTTCGATCCGATCCTCAATCGTCACCGGCATGGTCATCGCGGACACATCGGTAAAGGTGACCAGCCCGGCCTCCAGGTCGACGGTGTAGCCTGTATTCAGGGATTTGCCGTTGGCATCCCTCACCACCACGCGGGACAGACGCACGCGGGCCAGATTGATGGTCTGGTTGTTGCTGACGTTGAGCTGGGCGCTGGTCTTGGTATGGCCCACCACGCACAGTGAGCCAGGCCGGAAGATGGGCACCTTACCGTCACTGGGCAGGCGCACCGGGTCGATGCCGATGATGTCGGCATTCATGGGCAGATAGGCATAGGCCACCGCCGAGTAGCGCAAGGCGCTGGCAACCACGGGCTGCGGTTTAAAGATCTTGCCGTCGGGCTGGACGTTGGCCGCGTCATACCAGGGCTCGGATTCATTGCCTGCGGCCACGACCAGGGCACCGAAGCCCAGGCGCACCAGGCCGGTTTCATAGTCCACCGTGCCAACCACGCCGGGAGCCGTGATCGTGCCGTCAATGGCTGCACTGACGTTCTGCGTTCCGCCCGAGGCCCTGGGCACCTGCACCGTGAGGGAGCCGGGACGAAGGGGAGCCGCTGCTGTGCGGAATACATAGGCGCTGGAGATAGCCTCGCCCAAGGTTGTCACGCTGTTGGAGCGGCGCAGCTGGTTGGCATTGCCCGGCGTCCACGAGGTCAAGCCCACGCGGCCCGTGGCGTAGTTGACGGAGCCGCGCGTCACAAAGCCGCCCGAGGTCAGCACCCGCAGCACGCCCCTGCCGTCATCGCTCCAGGGCTGACCGCTGGAGGGCATGAGCAGCACAGAGCCGGGAACCACCGGGGCCTGCACGCCCGTGACCAGATCAAACTCAGGCGCAAACGTGACTTGCAGCGTGCGGCGCGTTGCGCTGCCCGTGGTGCGAAAGCGAATCTTGACGTAGCCGCTTTCGTCGTTGGGGTAGATCGAGGGCGCATTCAGGTACTCGATGCCCTCATAGTTGAGTCGGTACTGGGCGACCTCGCCATTGAAACCGCCGCCGCTGACTTGGCTGGACGAGTAGACCGGCTTGGGAATCTTGATGACGACATCAGGATTGAAGTCCACCGCTCCGGTGCTGTAAGTGACCGTGCCGACCTGCACGCCATCGAGCATCAGCTTGCCGTTGCCGTCATCGCGGGCAATCTGGGTCGGGTCGACAAGCGTCACGCCCATTTCTTTGAGCTGATCGCGGGTATAGAGGCCGAGCACGCTCTGGTCGGTCAGCGTGTTCCACTCCACCTCGACCGTGAACGGCACCAGCGCGCCCTGGCCTGCAGAGACCGCCAGACGGCCCTGGCCGTTGCGGGAGGGATGTGCCAGATTGACCTCGACCGCAGGGGCCGTGTCGACCGTGACATCGAGCACCGTGCCCACGGCGGGCAGCAGCCTGGGCGAAAACAGAACCTCGGAGCGACCGACCCGCACCTCGCCCGTGGCGTCTCCCTGGAGCTGCCAAGCGGCAGTGGCCGTAGCGGTGCGCTGGTCGGTGCCATCCATCCACTTGATATCAAAAGCGCCGGGATACAGCGCCTGGCCCGCCGGCAGCTGCAGCCCAATGGTCTGGCTGATCAGCAGGTCAACGGCAGGCTGCACGGTTTCCTGGGTCGGCACGCCCCAATGCTGGACGATGGAGCTGCCCACATCGGGCAAGGCACCCAAGGTGACGACAAAGCTGCCGGTCTCGGCGCTATAGGTGCCTGCGCCATAGCTGGAGTCGGTACCGCGCAGGGTGCCATCACCAGAATCAGACAGCACATACCAGCGGCCCTGCGCCCGGTAGCTAAAGCTCAACGTGCCGCGCGCCGGTAGCGGCGTGATAAAGCCGGTATAGCTCTGGCTGCGGTTTTCCGCCGTGATGCGGATCTCGCTGGACTGCGGCATGCGCTGCATATAGGCGGCAGGCCGGTAGCTGATGGTCTTGATACCGCCATAGCTGCCCGAGCTGGAAGTAATGACGCCGTTGGCATAGTCCACCAAGCCGATCTGCTGGGTGCCTGACATCAGAATGCCGCCCTTGTCGGTAAAGGTCACGCCCCCCACCTGAATGCTCAGCGAGCCAGGCAGGCAGCCGCCCGGCAGAGCCAGGCTCGTGGTGTTGCTCCAAGCCTGGTCTGTGTTGAAGGTCACGGCCTCGGCCGCAGAGACCGGGAATCCCGCCGCTGCATAAGGAATCGCTGCAGGAATCGGCGTCTCGCTCTGGGCTGAAGGCACGATCTGGGTCATGATCGTCTTGGCGATGATGGTGAAATCGCCCAGGGCTGCTGCCTTTTGCAACGGGGTCACACCCACATAGCTACCCGCATCGGCCACCACCGTATCGCGCAGATGGGCGCTGTTGCCCAAGCGCGTGAATTGGCGGCTGGCCGGGGAGCCCGTGAAGTCATAGCGCAAGGCGTCCGACAGCTCCATGGTCACGATCAAGGCCTTGTAGTCCTTGTCTATGTCGTAGGTGAAGGTGCGCTCCACACTCGTCACACGAATGGCACGGACATATTGCTCTTGCTCGTTGGCCAAGCCTTCATTGCCGACCAGCACCAAGGTCTTGCCTACGGCAGGCAGCTCGGTACCGGGGCGCTGAAATATCTGAATGACGCGCTGTCCCTTGATATGGTTCTCGTAGAGATAGCCCGCCCACTCGGCGCCCTTGTTGAGATAGGCCTCCAGCCGGGCCTGTGCCTGGGCGCGGGTGTCATAGACCCCGCCCGTGGCAAACAGGGTGATGGAGACATTGGGATCTTCAGGCGGCTTTGCCACGATGACATTGCTGCCCTGATAGGTGTCGCGGTCTTCGGTGTCCACGCCCACACATAGCTGACGCATGTTGGCGCGGCCCGTGGCGCGGTCCATCTGCGAGATATCCGGCATGACGGCGTTTTCTTGGCCGGAATCGATCACGACCGTGGACGGCCCGCCACCGCCCTCTGGCACATCGTCCATGACTCGGCTGGCTCGCAGCTGGATATCGCCTTGCAAAATTGCCATCGTCAAACCTCAATGAATCGGAAAGTTGGGAGATACAGCTGCTCGGGCGATTCCTCGCCGTCCTGCAGCTTGAAAACAGGCTGACCTGTAAAGCCGCCCTTGGCGTGGTCAAACATGACCTGCCGCGTCTGGCCACGCAGCACCAGGGTGAGCTGGATGCCGGGCAGCTCGGCCCAGGCCTGCAGCGTTGAGCACAGCGCCCGCGTGATCCAGGCGGCGGTCTCGGTGCCCATCAGCGTGATGGGGCGACCGGCCTGCTTTAAAGCCACGTCGACCAGCAGCGCGCCCGTGGTGCTGTAACTGGTGGCTTGGTCGACCGGGCTCCAACTGAACTCGTCCTGCCAGTCCAAGCGGTCGCTGATATGAGCGGTGGTGCCGTTATAGGTAAGCGTGATCATGAGGAAGCGGCCCCTTTCTGGCGGCTCAGCTCTCCGAGAAACTGGTTCAGCGAGGCGGCACCAGCCGGGTCAGTGTTGACCTGGCCATAGGGCTGGCCATTGAGCTGCAGATTGATGGTGGAGATCTGGCGCGAGGCCATGGCTTCCAGCGGGGTCTTGCTGGAGGTTTCGGCGTTTCCAATGCCCTTCATGGTGTTGCGCAGCGTCATGGCATCCACCTCGGCACGCCATTCCGACATGAGCAAGTCCATGCCCATATTGCCCAGGGCACCGTTGCTATTGGTCGTGAATGGGTTGTCACGTTGGTACTGCCGTTGCTTTTCCTGCAGCCAGGCATCTGCCTGAGCCTGGCTTTCAAAGGAAGGCACCGCGTCCAGGCTCTGAATCGTTCCAGCCCTGCGCTTGGCATCCTGCAGCTGCAGCTCGCGCGTAGCCAGTTCATTCGCCTTTTCCTGGGCCGCAATTTCTCGCTCGCGCTCTGCGTTCAGGCGCTCCAGGGCCGTGCGATGCTGGTCGATGGCATTGGCTGCCCGGCTGTGTGAGCCTGCCGAATCGTCGACCGAGCCCTTGAGCCTGAGCGTGGCTCGACCGGCGCTGTCGACCGCAACCTCGTATCCACGCATGGCTGCCTCGGCCTGGACCCAGGCTGGCGCGATGCCCTTGTTGGCGGCAATCGCAGCATCAGCAGACTTTTTGAAAGCCTCGCCCATTTCACGAGCGCTGGCCGTGCCGCTGTCGCGCAGCACGTCATAGGCGGCTTTTGCATCGGCTGCCGTCTTCTTGAGCGTTTCATCCGAGGTAATGCCCAGCTGCTTGAATGCCTCGCGCACGCTATTGATGCCAGGCGTGGCCGCGTCCAACGCATCCTTGAGCACATCGGCTTTCTTTTTGGCCTGGTCAAGCAGACCATCGGCCAGCGGTTGGCCCAATGCGCTGCGCACCGATTCGATTTGCTCCCGGATAGCCTTTAATGCGGCTTCGCTGTCCGCGCTTTCAATGGCCTTGCTGAAACTCGCATTCAGCACTCGACCGGTGTCTACACCCTCTTCCTTGAGTTTGCCGAGCTGGTCAATAAGCGCCTGAGTGTCATTAATCGCACTACGAGATGCGGCGGCAATATTTCCCCGAAGCACGTCATATTCCAGGCCAGCGCGTTTAATCGCTTCGGTCAGAACCGCATCGGTTAATTGCGCCAGGCGCTGCGCTTCACGGCTGCTGCCCAGAAATGCCGCTCTGGCATTGGCTTCAAATACCGCTAAGTCCTTGCCCGACAAGGCCTTGGCCCAAGCCGCCTCAGTTTCGCTGGCCGTAATCTTTGCGGTCTCGCCCAGCTTGTCCAGGGTGGCTGCAAAATCCTTGATGCCTTGAATCTTGGTTAAATCAAAACCTTCGGTGACGCTCTTTAAGGCATCAGCGCTGGCCTTGCCAGACTTTGTGAGCTGCTCAAACTCAGCCACGGCATTGCGAGCAGCCTTTGACAAATCAAATAGCTTGTCTGCCGCGTCCTGGGTTTTCTGGGCTTGGGCGGCGCGCGCTGCTGCCAATTCACGCGCCGCTGCGGCAGCGGCCTTATCCGCCTTTTCCAGCTCTTCGGTGCGGTCCTTGTATCCAGCCAGTTTGGCCGCGCTCTCACCTATCCAGGTGCCGATATCTTTGATGTTGGAAACAATGCCAACCAGAGTGAAAGTCTTGAGCCCACCCATGACCGCCGCAAAACGGCTGGTGCTGGCTGCAGCTCCTGCGGCTGCCGCCTGTGTGGCCACGAGCTGGGCATTAGCTGCGGCAATGCCAGTAGCGGCCACTTGTGTCGCTTGGCCAATGCCCAGAAAGTGCTGCGCCAGGCGCAATGCAATGAATGCCGCCGCAGCCTGGCCTAAATCCATCAGCAGGCCCGCAATGCTCTGCAGGTTACTGGCCAGCAGTTGAATGGCTTTGGCCGCTGCTGCGCTGGCACCATTGGCCTGGTCCACCTTTTGCACATACAGGGTCCATTGCGTGGACAGATCCTGCATGGCCCGACCCACGGTGGGAGGCAAGCGCTGAAACTCTGCGGCAACGGCTGCACTTTGGCCCTGCAGGGCAGCAATCACCGTCTGCGTGGTCAGCAAGCCGGACTCGGCCATCTTGCGCAGCTCGCCCGTGGTCACGCCCAAACCATCGGCCAAAGCGCGTGCCAGGCGCGGAGCCTGCTCCATGACGCTGTTGAATTCCTCACCTCGCAGCACTCCGCTTTGCAGACCTTGGATCAACTGGGTGATGGCGGCAGATGAGGCCTCTGCGCTGGAGCCACCAATCTGCACGGCCTGGTTGATGGTTTCCGTGAGGCTCAGGCTCTGCAAGCTGGCCTTCTCGGCACTCAGACCGGCATCACGCCCGGCCTGGGCGATGCGAGAAAACAGCACCCCGGTGTCTTCAAGCGCGCTGTGGGTGCGCAGCGCCACCTCACTCACGCCCTCCCACGATCGCGTGAAGTTCTCGCCCTCACCCGTAACCAACTTCATGCGGGCCTGAAGGTTGTTGGCCTGGTCAGCTGTGGCGGCCAGGTCGAAGGCCATATTTTTAAGGCCCTGCAGCGACTGCAGTCCTATATAGAACTTCTGCAGCCGGTCCAGCTGCTTGCTGATGGACTCCACGCCATCACCGATCTGGCGGTGGCTGCGCACCATGCTGGCGGCGGCATTCTGTGCGCCTGCCGCCGCACCTTGGTGAGCGGGCACCAACGTGAGCACTGATTCACGGACTTGCTCCACCTCCTGACGCAAGCGCTGCTGCACCTGCTGGGCATTGCGGCCAGCGACGCCAAAGCGCTGCAGCTCACCCTGGGCCTGGGACAGGGCCTGCTTCTGCTGGTCAAACGTGGAGCGGGCACTATCCGCTGCCGTATTCAGCTGCCGCAGCGCTGCTGCTTCTTTTTCTGTCGGCGGGCCAAGCGCCGAGATCTGGCGACCGTAGTTCTTGGCTTCCGTCTCGGCCTGGCGCAAGCTGGCAGCCGATGACCTGGCCTCGGCATCCAGCTTGGTGAAAGTGGTGATTGCGGCGTCCTGCTGGGCCAATTCGCGCAGCCTGGTTGCCGCCGTGCGCGCCTCAACCGCAACCTCCCCCTCCAGGACCTTGGCAACATTCTCCAGATCGTCAGCCAGGCCCACGATGGACTCACGCCCCGTGACCCCGGTGTCAATCTGCAGGCTGATTTGCTTATCTGTCATGGATTCCTACAATGGGCGGATGACTCGTCTCATCGCCTTCATTGCATGCATCGCCTTCCTGGTGGGTGCAGGAGTGTCTGTGCGTGCAGGCATGGCACTTGCGGCAGTGGCCTATGGCCTGCTCGGTGCCTATGTCCTGTGGACCGGGCTGCAGATATTTCTTGGCCCCAGACGGTGACGCTGCTTGAAAGCGGCTTTCAGGCATCACTGTCGGTTTTTGAGCGCCAACAAAAAAGGCCAGCGAGTGCTGGCCTTAGTCTTTTAAAGGGTCTGGTGCGGCGTCAGGTCTTGCGCACGCGGTAGTACTTGCTGATGCCGTTGCCCACCTTGGTGGAGTCCATCAGGACCGAGCCGGTCACCTTCAGATTGATGAACCCGCTTTCCTGCAGCAGCGCGATGGATGATGCCACGCCCTGGCTCGCGCGCCAAATTTCCACGATGGCCAGCTTGCCGTCATCGGCTTCGTTCAGCCCCTCCAGGATGATCTCCAGTTCCTTGGGCTTGGTGGTCAGCGCCTCGATCACGGCATAGCCCACGTGAGAGTACGCAACCTTGACCTCTTCACCCTCGGCCAGCCCTGTCGCGTCCTGGAACACGAAGATGCCAGCCGGGCGCACTTCATAGTTGCCTGCCGCAGGAACCACATCGCCAGTCGTTGGGTACTTGTAGTTCACCCAAATGCCCTTGCCATCCGTGACATCGGGAGCAGCGGGATCGATCTGGATTCCTGCTGCTGTGACCGTATAGTTGCCCGCCATGTTGAGCGCGGTGGCCGTGGCCACGCTGTCACCGATGCGCACCGTCACGTCCGTGGCCCCCGCATGGGCCAGCGCTACCAGGTCGCCCTTCTTGACGTCCAGATGCTCTTCATCGGTCACGGTGGCCGTGCCTTGTGTCGTGCCTTTGGTCAAGACGACATTGCTGGGCTGCAAGTGCTTGGTGCGCAGCAAGCCGCCTCGCGTCACTTTCAGGGTCTCATTGCTGATCTGGCCCTGCTCCACCCCGCTGACCGTGCCCTGCGTGGCGCGCGCCAGATTGATCGGGTTGATGTCGGCCAGCGTCATCGCCAGCTCCACCTCCGTCACGCGGCGGATCTCGGAGTGCGTGCCGCCGCCCAGCGTGGTCATATTGGGTTGCTTCTTCACATCCTCCTTGTGCGACAGCTCGGCAGCCAGCACGTTGCCAATGGGCAGCGGCGCACTGGTGCTCCCGTACTCGCGGGCATAGATCTGGCCGACCAATGCGGCAGGGGCAAAAATGCGTTTGATGACGTCATCAGACATAGGTCAGTCCTTTGTGTTGACAGGTTGAGATGCGGGTTGAGATGGCGATGGAGCGGGCGCGGCCACGCCCATGGCCTCCAGCCATTGCGCGGTATCGGGGTGCACTGAGATCCCCGCGCCGGGCTGGAGCACGGAGCCCAGGTGCTCGTGCTCCGCCTTCAAGGTCACAGAGACCATGGCGGGCTGGGCCGGTGCAGCCTTGCGGCGGGAGCTGGGTTTCATGGCTTCCTCCATTCCACCCAGCTGCGGGTGCTCATCTCCAGCATGGCGCTGTGGCACAGCACCCCGGCAAACATGACGGGGCCAGCGCTGGCCACCTGCACGCCGCGCTCCTCCTGGGTGGAGCCGCCCAACATGCCGGGCAAACCGAGCGTGGTGTCAACGCGCACGGCAGAGCGGATGCGCTCGACCAGGTCGTCAAAGATCAGCTCACTCTCCACGGCATCTTTAAAAGCCATGTAGCCACGGATCAGCCAGCGGTGCTCGTTGAGAATGCGACCGTTTGCGTTGACCTCGGTGGTCGCAGTGCGGCGCACATACCAGCCACGGATATGGGGGTCCATGCCGAAGGCATCGTCGGCCTGCACCGGGCTGTACAGATAGAGCTTGCGAAACTCCGCATCACTGGTGGCAAAGCGCTCCCGTGAATGAACCATGCCCACGGCAGGCACCCCAGCCAGGACGGCCAAGAGCGCCCTGCGGGCAGCAGACAAAGTGGCGGCAGTCATGCCTTGCCTCCTGTGATGAAATTGAGGATCTGGGCCGCAGCGCCTTCAAACATCGCGATGACCTGGCCGCGCGTGGCCAGGGAGGCCCGCTCCATGGGGCGCTGCGGGGCGGTCCCTTCGCGCGCAATCTTTCTGGCAACCAGGAAGGCCACCCGTTTGACTTCCTTGGGCTCACGAATGCCCAGCACGGCCTTGACCCAGGGTTCGATGGCCTTGATCGGCGGCATGTGGGGTTGGGTGCCCAGCTCAATAAACAAAGCCGTGGGCTGGCTGCTGCCCACAATGCCTAGCACCCCAGCGGGCGTGCTGGCCACATCGCTGGTGATGCTGCGGGCCGTGATGCCACTGACGCGCGGCATGTTCTCCTGCCACTCGCGCTGCACCAGCAGCGTGGCCTGGTGCATGGTGGCCTCCAGCACCTGGCGGGTGTAGTCAGGCTCCTGGCGCAGGCCGCGCTCGATGGCGCTCAGATCGCCCAGGCTGATGTCGAGGTTCATAGGCCGCCCCTGCTCACCAGGCGGTGACGCGGATTACGGCGCGGCCAGCTCACGACCGCCGACACGGCAGATCCAGCGACCGCATCCTGCAGCGACGGGTCCAGTTGGCCAATACCTGCAAAATAGGCCGCGCGGTAGTCCCTGGCGCGGGCTGCATAGTTGCGCGAGCGGCTCTCCGTGCGAGACATGTCCGAGCCGAGCGTGGTCTCGCGATCGCCGGCAAACCGCGTGGCCAGTTGCTGGCAAAGCAGATGGGCCGCAAACGACGCCACTGCCAGGCGATGACGCTGGGGAATGCTGTCGGCGGTGGCGTCCAGCACATGGGGAAGCAGAAAGCTCACCCGGACCAAGGCATTGCCAGGCAGCGCGTGTTCGCTCTCCAGGCCCCAACCTTTAGCCGTTCTGTAAGCCTCCGCTAACACCAGAGAGGCAGGACGCCGCCCCACTGGAAACTCCACAGACTGGATGACCGCGCTATCCGACCAGGCCGCAGGCACCGGACCAAAGACGCCATTGGCAGGCCACACCACCTCTTCCAGCTCCAGGCGCGGCACGTCTTCGCTGTAGCGCATGCGTGCCTGGTCGAGGGCACGGTCACGCACTTCAGGGATGATCACATCGTCCTGGTCCGAGACCATGTCCTTGACCAGCTTCTGAAAATCCTCAAGCGCCACGACGGCTCCTAGTGTTTAAAGAGGGAATGAAAAAATCGACCACGGGTTTGCAAAGGCTCCTGGCCAGGCTGGTGGCTTTGCAAACCCGCCCCGCTTGGGGCAGGCCTGGATGGGGCTGACGGGCTGGGCGAGTTACGCGACCACAGCCTTGGTCGTGCCCTTTTCACCGTCGACCAGGACGGTGCCGCCATAGATGTGGCGGATCTTGTAGGTCAGCTTGTCGTTGCTGAACATGGAGCCGCCGTTGGGCTGGTCCTGCACAAACAGCTCGGGCTCTTCCTGGCCGTCCAGGAAGCCGACCTCCAGCACCGGCAGCACCACAGGGTCAGCGACCGTGCACCAATCGTTGGCGTCCGTCCAATAACTGACGGGGATCACCTCGGGGTTGATGGTCTGAACAAAGGTCTTGTCCAGGTTCTGGTTGCGCACGAACAGGTCATAGGCGGTTTCCTGCAGCTCGAACGGCACCAGGATCGCTGCTGGGCCTGTGGCCAGACGCTTGGCGCTGCCCGCACGGGTCTGCTTGAGCATGGCCAAGCGATGCGCCGCGAACTCGGAAGCTGTCAGTGCGCCCGTGAACAGGTTGTTGTGATCGGCGTGGTACAGCGCCTTGGCGTCGTAGATCAGGCCGTTGACGCGGAAGAAGTCGAACACGAACTCATAGAGCGTGTTCTTGGCCGCCAGCGCCAACTCGGTGGGAATGCGGCGCAGCGCCTGGACATCGTCGTTCTTGATCGCTTCCAGCGTCACGTCCTCCGTGCCGCCGCGCTTGCTCACCGCAAAGGTGGCCTTGTCATCGCCAGGCGAGCCCAGCGGCTGATAAGGAGCACCCTGCGCGACCGCAGGCAGGTTGCCGTAGCCACCGATGCGGATGCGTTCCTGGGTGCGGAAGTCTTTGATCGGCGCGGTCGTGGCCACACGTCGCCAGGCGTCGAGGTTGGTCAGGCCGGTGTAGACCGCCTGCATGCGGCGGGTGATGCTGTCGCCCAGCGCATCGCTCCAGGTGCTGCTGGTGACCGACTCACGCATAACGCCCAGGCTCTCGGCCATGCGACCCAGATCGCAATCGCGGATCTGGCCGGTAACACGGCGGTCGCCTGTGATCTCGATGTAGCACTCGCGCAGCGACTGCACGTTGCGGTGCTCCTTGTGCGTGGGGTCGAAAAACGCCGTCAGCATCTCGCGGATGGACACGCTGCGGTCTTCCACGTTGATGGAGCCGTTACCGAACGCAGGCACACGCACCGTACCGGACTCCGTCATGCGGGCGATGTAGTCGCCTTCGGCCTTGATCAGATCACCCACGGCGGCTTCAGTCAGGCGATCAGCGCCAGCGGTGGCCACCTGAGTCAGCAGACGCTCCTTGGCTGCCTGTGGTAGCTTGGCGGCATTGATGCGCTCGCGAGCCGCACCTCGCAGCTCAAACACCTGCAGGTCGGCGCGAGTCAGCGGCGCTTCGTCGCCCTGCGCCTCGGTCACACGCTGCGCGCCAGGCTCAGGCACCAGTGGGCCGCAAACGGCTTCATGCAGATTGACCACCTCGTCGTCGGTGATCGTGTCCAGTTTGATGGCGGCATGCTTCGCCGGGTCTTTGGCCTTGATGGCCTCCAGCATGCGTTGCTTCCACAAAGGCATGGTTTGGCTTCCTTCTTGAGATTCAGGGGGAGAGGTACTTGGATCGGCAGCGGCTTCGGTCAGACGGTCCAGGCCGCCGCCCGCGCCTGGCTCGACAATCAGGTCCACCGAGTGCACCTTGGTGAAGGTCACGGCTTCGCGCAGGGTCTCGCTGCCATTGCGGCGTTGACGAGTGCGGGCATCAGCGTCGATCGACAGGCCCAGCAGACCCTGCATGCCCCGTTTGACGGAGCCGACCATCTTGGTGACCGTCGAGTCGCTGGGGTCGATGGCTTTAAAGGTGCCGACCAGACTGCCGGTGTCGGGCGTCTTGCCTTCTACAAAGCGCACGCTGTAGATGCCGCCGATCAGATTGCGCACGTCCTTGCCCTTGCCTGCGCTGTGATCAGCATCAGACTTGGCGAACACGCGCACGCCCTCAAACATGGGGGCCGCTTCGCGCAGTGCCTGGTCGGGGTAATAGTTGCGGTTGCCGCTGCGGCCCGCACGGATCAGCGTGACCTCGATCGTACCGTCCTGGGCTTCACGGAAGGCTGCCGCTTCCTGAGATTCGCGCACGATCTCTGAGAGCTTGACTCTGCCCGCCGCACGGTCTGCCTCGGAGATATCGGGAAAGATGGCTCCCGTCTTATCAGACACGGGCTGGAACTGCGCCACCACCTCTTCACCTTCAGCCAGAGCCACGGTGTTATCCGCGCTGACGGCATAGGCGTAGCTGTAAAGACGGCCCTTGACCTGCACCACGGCCCGGTCGGGCCAGATGCCTCGCATGTCCACGTAGTAGTCGCTGTTGACCGTCAGCCGCAGCTTGTCGCGTACAGCCTGGCGCACCAGCTCGATCAGTTGGCCGTATTCGGAAGTGACCGCCTCCGTCAGGCGATCAAAGCCCGTGCCGTGAGGGATGAGCTTGAGCATGGCTTATTTGCCAGTCAGCTTCTGACCGTCCACAGTCACTACGACGATGTGGGTGCCGTAGTCCTTGAAGGACAGCACTTCATCGGCGGAAACTGCGAGGCGCTTTTCTTTGAACTTGTCCTTGCCTTCTGCAGGCTCCAGGACGATGCGCTGGACGCGCTTGGCAGCCTCGGCTGCCGTCAGCTTGATTTCTTTTGTCTCGGATTCGGACATTGGCCACTCCATCGAAGATGAGCCGCAGGGGCGCGGCATTGCGATGGAGTGACTGTGCCCAGAGGGACATAAAAAAATAAGGCCCGCAAATGCTGGCCTCATCTCGCTGTACGTCTCACCTCGTACTAGGTAGATATCTACTCGAATTCAACTCGAGTGTAGAGCGCGTTCACAACGCAAACAACCGCTTAAGGCTGTTCAGATCACTTGCGCTTCTTTGAGTCATCGACCCAGAAGCGGAAGACTTTGCCATTCCTTGGGTAGATCGTGCGCCCGTTCTTTACGATGTAGCGACACACCACCCAATGGCCTCCAGTGCGGGGAGTAGTCATGGGAACCTTTCTCACGGACATACCGTGAAAGGGTTGCCAGGGGTTGCCGGTTGCAGCGCCAGACCTTGAGACGTAGAATCCCTTGGCCTTTCCCGTCAAAGAAAGCACCGCCGATGCCTCACCCGTAATCGGCACCAAGGTGGCGGAAGCTGGTAACTTCCGCCATCAACCTTGGTCAGAACAGGTCCATCTGCCCCGGATGTGAACGCCAGTGCTGGCTCACTGTCTCCCAACGACCGAAGCGGCGTCTGGTGTAGCAGCGAACATACACAGATTTTGTGCGCATGTAGTACATCTATCTTCCTTTACAAAAGGATTGAGAAGTTTTGGCTTGCCTACACGCGCTGAACTGATACAGTCCGTTCCTGTCTTCTCCAAGACATGCGTGCGTAGTTGGTTTGGTAGACCTCTATTCACCATCCCATAGAGTCCCAAGGTGTTGGTAGCGCCTTGGGGCTCTTTTCTTTTTCTGCTTGGCTCATTTTTTTCGACCAGTAAGCCTAGCTAATAGTTTATGAAGCATGTCCTCTTGCGCGGGTGAACTAAATCCGAGCAATTCAACGGCAAAGTCGTCAGCTTCAACTTCGACATTGACGATCCCCATCGGGTTATTTTTTTCAAGTCGAGCAAAAACCATTTCACCGTGCATCACCATATGACCCAGTTCATGCGCCGCAGTGTATTGATGCTCCTTTTCACCGTTGCACATTCCGTCATACACATCTACACGCAAGGCGATGATTTTTCTAACTGGGTCGGTAAAGCCCAGTCGATGCCCCATCTCCTCCTTCTCCAAAATTATGGGATGCCATCCACCCCATATATGGGATAGATACTCATACACTTTGGGTAGGTCCAGCTTACCGTCGTGCCCAGTCAATGCGAACTGAGCACAGGCTGTACTGAACTGATGGACGTATTCACATATCTCGGCCTTTGATTTTCTTAACATGGGATTCCTTATATTTTTCCAGCACACTGGAAATTACAGCTAAATCCTCTTCCGTAAGCTCAGGCAAATAACGTGCAAACGTACACGCAGCATCCTTTACTTCGGGAGAAGAACCCTCGAGCTTCAGCTTTATTTGCTTCTTTGTCAGTTCAGCAAGATGCGAAAAATGCTCTTGGTTAGCCTCAACTTCTTGATAGCGAGCAGCGAGACGCTGCACGAAGTCTTCAGGAGCGGCCTTAGTTCCTGTTTCGATGGCAGAAAGCATTGCTGTCGAAATTTCCAGCTTTTTTGCCATGTCAAACAGCACTTCTTCTCTTCCAATTCTTATCTTCCGAAGTTCCTTTCCCAGTTCAGTCGATTTCATAATTAATCCTTCTTTCTCCTTCGATGCACCACCCTGCAGAGCGGTGTAACGATCTTCTGTCTTCATTTGGTTGGATCCGAGGGTGTCACACCTCGGGGGTTGCCTTCGCATTGAGGCAGTGGAATTTTACAACCTAAACAGGTTGAATTTCAACACCTATTTTCAATATCGAGCGAATCCGTACCGATAGAACTCTTCGACCGGTTGCAAAGCACGTTTAAAGTGCCTTTAAACGGATCTCTGCTGAGGGTTCGCTGTACAGGGGGGCGATGCCCAATGGACTTACATTTAAAGCGGCTTAGCCCTAATCACTCCAGCCGGCTCCCCGCCCTCTTCGCCGCCTGATCCAGCGCTGCCTTGCGTCCATCAAGCTGCAGCTCGCGCTCGCTGAATGGCTTGGCCCCAGGCGTCATCACCCGCCAGCTCTTCATCCAGGGGATGGAAATACACCCACAGTGAATGATCTGCTCCACGGGAGCCCTGGGGTCATGCGGGCACTGCATCTTGTCAATGCCGCCGCCAGGGTTGGGCACTTTGAAGGGCTTGCTGGCTTCCACGACCTGGCCGTCGATGATGTCGTGATTCCAGCGGCTGTGGATCTTGCCGCTGCGCCGCCACTGCTTACCCAGGCCTGACACCAGGGGCTCGGCCTGCTGCAGTCGCTCATTGGCGGCCAGGGCAAAGGCACGGCTGACCTCGGTGCGGACAATGGTGGCTGCGCGTCTGGGTGACTCGGCCCCGAGAATCTTCTGCACCGCCTGAATGGCCTGGTATGGCGTCTGCGCGCCAATAGTTGTCTGGCCCAGTTGCTGACCAATCTTGCGGGCGGCTTCGTTGCCCACGTCCTTGAGCCGCAGTGAGCCAAAGGCTTTCATCTGTTTGAGCACGCCCGCATCGAGCTGGGCCAGTTGCAGCTCCACGCGGTGGCCAATGATGGCCAAGGGCTTGTCTATGAAGTCCTCCCCCAGGGTCCAGGCATCCTGCATACGCATTTCAAATAAGGCACCTGCGCGGCTGGTCGCTCCGGCCAGGACGTCCTCGATCTGCCCCAATAAGCGCGAGAGCTGCAGCTGCTGCCAATCGGCAGGCAAGCTTGCCAGCGTGACCAGGATCTGATCGCGAGCCTCTTTGAGCAGCAGCAGAACCTGGGTTTCTCCAGTCAGGAGCAGTTGGGCGCGCTCGCGCAAGCGCCGGGCAAGCTCAGCCTCAAATGCTTTATCTGGCTTTTGGCCCTGCTCCCGCTCGCTTTTTGCTTTCTTAGCCATGGCTCTGACCAGATGCCTCACCCCGTGCGGCTGCCAGATCTGCAGGCAAATTGGTGAACACGTCTTCAGCGTCTCGCTTGGCCTTGCGCTCGGCAGCTTCCTTGCGTGCGGCTTCCAGCTCGGCCTTGGCATCAAAGTCCTGGCCAAAGCGCTGGGCCACGTCGGCCACGATCTTGAGGGCGGTCTCTTCGGTCATCAGCCCGGCCTCGATCATCTGCACCACGGACGCGGCCAAGGTTTGCATGGCACTCGCAAATTTGGTGACGTCGCGGTTGAGCAGCTCAGGGAAGACCGCAGTCACCTGCCATTTTTCTTCTGACCAGTCAGGAGTCACGCCTTGGGTTCGTGCCTGGCACAGCAACACATGGCGGCCAATCTCCTCCAGCATGATCTTGAGGAAGGACTGGCGCATGCTGTACATCTTGAAGGTGGGCTCACCCATCTCAGAGGCGGCAGCGCGGTTCACATCCCCGCCACCACCAAACCAGTGCTCTGGCATGGTGCTGCCGCCGAGCACATGGTTTCTTAATAAGCGGGCGCTCTCGCTGGTATCGGCAGCCTGCAGACTCGGGCTCTTCGCTTCCAGCGTGACACTGTCGTTATGGACGAAGGTGCTATTGGGAGCGGGCGGCACAAAAGTCTTCTCGTATTCCTTGACCTTGGCGTCGTCTGCACCCTTCAGCTCCACATCCCAGACAAAGGAGCGCAGATAGCCGATGCGGTCCAGCTCATTGAACAGGAACTCGTCATAAGCATCCAGCCAGTCCATCTGGCCCAGAAGGTCGGAGCGACCACGGCTACCGTTGGGAAACTTGTTGAGTTGGTAGAGCAGACACTCACCATCTGTAAATTCATCAGCGCGAATGCGGCAGGTGTTCTCACTGAACAGCTCCGCGTCCTCACCCAGAACGATGACTCTGTATTTATATTGACGCCCTCGGTTGTCGCGCTTGGTGATGACACCGATGGGCTGCTCAGGGTTGCCGGGGTCATTGACCACGGTGGCGATCTGGCGTGGGTCCAGGTAGCCCAACCGCACAAAGCCGTCGCCATCGCGCACATTGGCGATATAGCACTGCTCACCCAGCAGGCCCAACGCACGCACCCTTCCCTGCAGCTTCAGCGGCCAGTTATTGATGGGGTCGGTCCAGAACGTATTGAGCACTGCCTGGTGCTCCTCGTCCTGGCACTGCAGAGAGACACCCTCTGCCAGCAAATAGGCCAGAGGTAGCTCGGTCAATCGGTTGGCCAGCAGATTGCTTTGCCACAGATATTCGGCCAGCTTCTGCATACGGTCCTGGGCCATCGGTGCCAGGTCGCGGTCATTCAAGCTATCGAGACCGCCGCCGCTGAGCTTGCGCCATCCTTCATCACTATTGCCCTGGGCACTGGCGGCTTCCCGCATGGGCTGGGCGTGATGTGCCTGGTCTGCGTCTTGCGCGACCGCTGCCTGGTCAAAACCCAGAAAGGATATGAACCGGCTCCATGCCTGGGGCTTCATGTATTTCTCCTGAACATTCGTGAGGCCTGGCGGGCATAGCGCTCGCGGGCAGTCTGTACCTGGTGGTTGTTGCCGCCTTGCGTGGCCGCAGCAATGCCGCCTGTGACAGCCAGCATGTAGAGCATCTGGACCATGTCAGGACCGTCGTCGTGATCGGCCTTGGGAAAATGCCTGAACTGGTCAATCAGCGTGGTCTGGCTGCTGTGCACCCGGATCAGGCCGTTGTGCATATGAGGCTGCAGGCTTTCAATGCGCAGCAGCTTGTCGCTGATGGGCAAGAGCGGACGAGCCGGTACCGGGATGCCCTGCTGGGCGCTGCGCTTGACCAGCTCGGTGCGCAGGAATTCCTGGAACTGCACGGATTCGAAGCCCCAGACGATGCAGCAGTACTCGCGCTGCATCTCGATCACGTCGCTGATGATGCGATCGGGCACGCGCTTGCGGATGGCTGCCTCGACCACATCCATGATGCCGGTCTCGCGGTTGTAGCCGCCAACGCCGATGGCGCTGGGGTCGCGGCTATTGCCTGCCCTGCCCAGGCTGGGGTCGCACGCGCCGTAGAACACCCACTCGGCCAGGCGGTTGACCCAGAAGCGGATGGAGTTGGCAAACGGTGCATCCTCCCCGGCTGTCGGATCGTTCTGCTGCTCAGAGTCAAAGGCCGAGTGCCCTTCACGGGCACGGCGGATCATCAGCTTGACCAAGGGGCGCAACGCTGGCCAGGAGACTTTGCTGCCCTTTTCCATCTCCGCCTGTTGCTCTCTATATAGAGCCATGGCGGCAGCTTCGCCCTCCTGGGGCGTGTCGGCATTGAGCAGAAAGCCTTCGAACTGCTCCCACAGATCCATGCGCTCGGGCCACTGGATGATGGCTTTAAAGACTTTGCGGTTCCACAGCGGGTTCTTGAGAAAACGCGCCAGCACGCTGTCATAGTGCAGCACGGTGCCGACCAGGATGGCGTCCATGGAGTCATCAGGTGGCCCCAGCGACAGCACGCTCTTGGTCACAAAAGCCTGCAGCTTGTCGCGTTGGGCCGGAGTGTTGACGTTCTCGTCGTTCTCGATGTCGTCGCAAATCGCCAGATCCGGGCGGTGCGCGCCGTGACGGCGGCCCCGGATCTTCTTGCTGGAGCCAAAGGCTTCGACCTTGCGACCATTGGCCGTCACGATCACGCCCGCCCGCCAGACACGGCCCTGCCCGCAGGCTTCGGGAAAGTCGTTAGCAATGCGCGGGTTGGCTTCCAGCTCCGCCTTGATGGCCTCCAGCATTTCTGCGGCCTGTTCAAAGGCGTCCATCACGATGATGGCGTACCACTTGGCTCCGGTGACCAGGCACCAGGACACAAAGCTCATGCTGATCTTGGTGGACTTCGCCTCGCCACGCGGGGCCGCAATGGCGTCGCGCTGCCCCGCAGCAGTGTTCACTATTTCAGGCAAACGCTTGTATAGGTACTTGTGCAGCTCGCTGGGCTCCGCCCGGCCATAGTGAGGAAAATAGTTGCGATCCCAATACTCATAGCCATTGACCGGGTCGCAGACCTTGCGGCGGCGCTCGGCAATGGCGGCAGAATTGGTGTCCCAGCCATCTAGGTTGGCGTCGATCTGTTTGCGCAGGTCATCGGCCAGCGCTGTCAGACCCGCCAGAAAATCCTTGCTGTTTTTGGCCATGGCTATTTCACCTTGGCCAGCTCTTCGCCAAACGGCTCCAGCATCTCGACCAGAGCGGCCAAGTGCTGCGGATAGCGCTGCTGGGCAAATGCGGCAAAGCGTTGAAGGATGTCCAGCTGCACAGCCTGGCGGTTCAGCTCGGGATTGAGGCGCTTGAAGCTGGACATGGTCTTGTTGAAGCTGTCGCTCATGCTGGCGAGCGTTTCGGCGCGATCGCGCGGCCCCATGTCCTTGGCCTCGCGCAGCAAATCCATGGTGGCCTGGTGCTGGATGAGATAGTCCTCCAGTAGCTTGGCCGAGAGGTTCTTGAAGTTCTCATCGCCCATGGCCACGGCAGCTCGGGCGGTCTCCCAGTCATCGCCCTGCTCTGCAGCCTCCTGCTTCCAGCGGTTGCCGGTGCTGCGCGGCACACCCAGCTTCTTGCAGGCCGCCTCCATGGCCATGCGCTGAAACACATACAAGCCACGCAGCTGGGTACGTTTTTCTTTGCCGTGCGCCATTAGTTGCCCAGGCCTCCGCCACGAAAATACGTCTTGATGCCTTCGACGATCAAAGCCGTGCCCACTGCCACGGCACCGCCTGAGACCGCGCCCGCGACCGCAGCCTTCTTTTCAACTTCGCGCAGCCGTGTATCAATGGAGTTGAGCCGCTGATCCACGCGTTCATCCAGCTCTTGAATGCGTTGGTCCTGGCGATTGAGATGCGCGGTAATGCCGTCGAGCTTGCCGTCGATCTTTCCCAGCAGCATCAGTTCGTCTTTTTCGAGTGACATGGTTCCTCTGTTTTTTGTGGCGAGTCATGGGTGCAGCAGCAGCGACCGGCAGGACGCATAGGCCGCGTTAAGGGTTTCAATCTCCTCGATCACTCCTGCAAGGCGCGAAGAATTTGCTGCTGGAAGTAGCCCGTAGGCCTCGGCTGTGTCTGCTGCACCAGATTCGGTGCTGGCGGCTTGCTCACCTGCGGCGCTACAACCACCCGCCCCACTGGCAGCGAGCTGGGAGACGATGCGCACCCGCACAGGGCGCTGCTCAAGCTCACCAGTAAGGCGAGCGATTTCTTGGACTGCCTGGGCATCGGTTTTTTCCTGCTGTTGGTAAAGCTGATCCAGCCTGGCTTGGGCAGCATTGCGCTCAGCTGTCAGGCGCTCCAGCTCAGCCTTGGCGGTGCGGTTCTGGGTGGCAACGCTGCCCTGCAACTGCTGCAACTCGGTGGCTACGGCCTCAGACTTGGTCTTCAAGTGCCACATGCCCAAGGCAAGCGTCAGGCACAACAGCAAAGCCAGCGTCAGAACTCCAGGGGTGATGAATGCCAGAAAGCGCTTCATGGCTGCGCCTTCCAGGTGCCAGTGGCAAAGTCATAGTTCGCACGCAGCAAAGCCACGCCCAGCAGGCAATCAGCGCGCTCTTTTAAACGGCGGTTGTAGAGGCCCTGGACAAAGCGGTACTCCCACTCGCCCTTGGCATTGCGCTTGCCGGTCTTGGTATAGCTCCAGACAGGCGTGCCGCTTGGCGCGTGTGCCAGCGCATCGCAGGCTTCTTCGTAGCGCTTCGCATTGAGCAGGCCCATGGCTCGACTGGCGCAGGTCGACGGTTCACCGTTGTTGTGGCCATGGCTTGAGAAGGCATCCAGAACGGGCTGACTCACCGGCACCTTGATGCAGTCAAGGACCTTTGCCTGGCCCTTGGCCAGCACCTGACTGCCCACGGACAAGCATTGCTCATCGGACCAGTAATCGCCCAGCACCACCGGCACCGGGCTGGCAGCCCTGGTCAGGCCCAGGCAGGCCGTCGGCAAGCCTGCTGCCAGAGCATCTGCATAGACCACATGCTTGAATTGCGGCCTGCCATCGCGCTTGGCAGGACCGTCCTCGTAGCCTGAGATATAGGTGACATACGCACCACCACCCAGCACGAGTGGGATGCCGAAGCGCAGAACCGTTTTACCGAGGGAGAGTGTGTTTGCCATGCCCTCGACTTTCGTGGGGCAAGCACAAATAAAAAAGACCAGCAAATGCTGGCCCGAAATAAATCAGTTCATATTAAGGTAACACAGGCAGTGACCTTTGCGGAAAACTATTTACCCCATATCCTTAGAATTTTTTGCTTCAGAAATACGCTGCTCCATTAATTCAAATTTTCGGTTCATTTCTGCTCTAGATTGAGCCAAGCTCAATTTCATTACTTCGATTTTTCTATGCCATTTCTCGGCTTCATTTTTCTTAATATCATCAAAGCTATCTTCGATATCATTTCTAATTTTCTTAGCATTTTCCAGGGAGCCGGAAAATTCACGATCCCATGCATCAAATGACTCCAAAAGAACGTCCCTTTGCGTCAGTGGAATAATTCTTTCGAACTTACTTCTTCGATGATAAATGTCATTAACTATATCTTGCCAAACTAACTCTGCCTCTTTCGCACCTTTAAGTAAATCCAACTTAGTCTTGTAAAGTACGCTCGCTGCAGAATCTAGTCGTGCTCGTCGCGAGTTAATGTATGAGCATGCAGAAACCCCGAGACTAATTAGGGAAATTACAACAGGATCTAACATCATATATTTGACTCGATATATTAATTTATACGGAATTCAAAAATTACCAGTGTCAGCTAATAAGGAATAACCCTTCAGATCTCCCCTCCATGCCAAACAACACGCCCCGTGATTCTTAGTCGATTCGCAGACTCTCCTTCAAGAGTCTGAACAGGGTAGTCTGGGTTGTAACTTATAACTTTTACGCCACCTGTGTTGAAGTCTCTTTGCAGCAACTTCACATAATCCTCCCCCTCCAGCTCAATGACGTATACCCCGTCATGGGCTAAAGCATTAACTGACGTGTCGACTAAAAGAATATCTCCGTCATTGATGCGATCTGACATCGAGTTGCCACGCACTCTGACGATCTTCGCGTTATTGCGATTGAGTCCCTTGGATCGCAGCCAAGAGGTGCGAAACGCTAAGCGCCCCAGCACTTCCTGCTCACCATTGGTGGCCCCATTTCCTGCACTCATGCAAGCGTCCAGCACTTCGATCTGTGTGAACTCGCCATCATCTTGATAGGCATGTGTCGAACCCGCTCGACTTTCTGTACCAGCAGGTGCACTGAAGTGCTCAACCGTACGACCTGAGTGCCTCGCAGCCCGAAGTAGCTGCTTCACGGGCACTTCACCACGTTTGCGCCAAGTTCTGACCGTTTCAGGCTGAACCTCCATCAAGGCCATCCAACCTGACCCTAACGCATCTGCAATGCGGGCAACGACTTCATCTACCGTGGGCGACAGGGTGCTTTGAGGATTTTTTTGCATATAGCTATTGACTGCGTTTCGTTTTGAACCAAGAATACGGTTCAACTTGAAACGTTTCCTTTTGAACCAATAGCGTAGCAGCAAATGCATCCAGAACAAATTAAAGCTGAGATCCGTATGCGGGGAACGACACCAGCTGCCATGGCGGATCAGTTGAGTCTTTCACGCATGACCGTTAGCAATGTCATCCACGGTCGTTCAACCTCGCGACGTGTTGCTGATGCCATTGCCAACCTGATTGAGCAGCCAGTCAATCGCATCTGGCCCGGTCAATACGAACCACATCGCACGAACAAGCTGAAACGCGGGGGGCAGAAATGAAACCGCGTCTCAAGCTCACTAGGGATGGGCATCTGGTCGTACTCGTCAGTGGACGGAACCCTTGGGGAGAGATCAGTGCTCGCAAATACATTCAAGAGCACTACGGCTCGCTCCAGGGCTTCGCGCGCCGCTATCAGCTTTCGTACAACGCCGTTTGCACAGCGTTGCGCCCGATCTACCGACCCGAGCGAATGGCAGGCAAAGTTGCCGAGGTTCGTGCAGTACTAGGTCTCTCTTCGCAACCCACGGCTCAGGCCCTGCGCGTCGCACGAAAGCAGGAGCATCTCAAATGACTTGGCTCACTGCCCGAGAGATCGCGGGCCTGCCGGGCATGCCGTCCTGCGCCAAGCGCACACGCGAAAAACTTCTTCGCCTGAACATACCCAGCCGTCCCAGGGAAGGCCGAGTTGGCGGCGGTACAGAGTTTGACTGCTCGGCTCTGCCTGAAGAGACCCGCCTTGCCATCGCCACCAGCGCAATTCAAGCGGCTGGCACCAAGGTCATAGCTGCGGTGGATGCACCTGCGGTAAGAAGCTTCTTGCCTGCCGTACCCGCGACCTTGCCCAGCACCTCCACAGCTCGTGTGCCCAGCCAGGCAGAAAAAGACGTTGCCGACGCGCGTGTGCGCTTGGTCAACCTAGTGCTTGAACTGGTACCTATGCATGGCCTACGCCGCGCATGCCAGCTGCTTGCCGCACGCATCGTGACTGGAGAAGCAGGAACGGAAACGCAGAGCATCGCGCGCCAAGCCAATCAGCGCGCGCGTGGCTCCGAGGTCAGCGCCCGCTCGCTGGAGCGCTGGGTAGGCATGCATCGCAGCAATGGCTGGTTAGGACTCTTGCCTGCTGTGCCTCAGCCTGAGTCAACACCACAAGTTGATGACGATGTGGCTACAGTGCTGGGTCTGTTTCACAGCAGGGACCACCGGTTTCGCAAGCTCAGCGGCGCAGCCAAGGAAGTCACCCGAGTGCTGGGCCGCGACATCGATGAATGGCGCAAGCTGTACCACCGTGCCCGGCGCGTGCTGGACAAGCTTGGCCAGTCTGCCGAGGCCAGTGTCGCCCTTATCAAGTCTCGCCACACCGGCGCTCAGCGCGACGCCAAGCTGCCCTTTAAACGCCGCGACACATCCACACTGGCATTTGCCGATGTGTTTGTCATCGACGGTCACACCTTTAAAGCCAAGGTTCGCCACCCGGACCATGGTGCCCCTTTCGCGCCTGAGCTGACCGTGGTGCTGGATGCGGCGACCCGCCTGATCGTGGGCTGGTCGGTGAATCTGTCCGAGAACGTGATTGCTGTGGGCGATGCGCTGCGCCACGCAGTCGGCCAATACGGCATTCCAGCCATTCTTTACGGTGACAACGGCGCTGGCGAAACAGCCAAGGCCATGGACTGCCCAATCGACGGCATCTGTGCACGCCTTGGCATCGATCACCGCCTGGGCCTACCCGGCAAGCCGCAAGGTCACGGAATCATTGAGCGCAGCTGGCAGACCCACGCCATCAACGCTGCGCGCAAGTTCGGCAGCTTTCAGGGCCGCGATGTGGATGCAGGCACCTTCCGCAAGGTGGCAGCAGTCCTGGCCAAGGAACAGCGTGCCATCAAGCGCTCGGAGCAGAGCGGAGAGGTCATTGCTCTCACGCCCAAGGCTCCGACCTGGAAGCAGTTCGTGGACGGCATCGAAGTGATGGTCCACGAATACAACACGCAGCACCGCCATCGTGGTCTGCCTAAGCGCACAGACGGCAAGCATCTGACGCCGATGGAAGCGTTTGAAGCCTGCTTTGACCCAGCGCTGCAGGAGAAGCCTTCGGAGCTGGAGCTGCGCACCTTGTTCATGCCCAGCGTGATCCGCACCGCCAAGCGCGGTCAGGTGCAGTTCTTCAATCAGTTCTACCAGGCACCCGACCTGATGCGCCGCGATATCGATGGCCGTGAAGTTAGCGTGCGCTACGACATTCACAACCCGAACTTTGTGTTGGTTTACACGCTGGGCGGTGAGTTCGTCTGCGAAGCCCAGTGGGATGCCAACCGCATCGACTACTTCCCCAAGCCGGTCATTCAGATGGCCCGCGAAAGGCGCGTGGCCCAGGCCGTAAAGCGCCGGGAGCTGCAGATCGACACCGCCCTGCGCGAGCTGGGTCCAGCCATCGACACCACACCCCTTTCCCTGCCGGAGCCAAGCACCCCATTCGTGACGGTGCCCTCCTTCGTGGAGACACCCGTCTCCGCCATCAACTCTCCCTCCACGGAAGCGGTAGCGCAAGCAGCCGCTGGCAGGCCTTTCTTCAACGGACCGAGCGAGCGCTACGAGTGGCTCATGCGTAACCAAGACCAATGGACCGAAGCAGACGGCACATGGCTGCGCAACTACACGGCATCGGAGAGCTATGCAGATCTACGCGACTACTACGAGGGGCGGGGATTGGGATGGAACGACGCGGGCAATGCGCCCGGTTTGAAGAGTGCTCTGTGACGGCGGCAACCGTCACAGAGCGTGCCAGAGATTTTTTTAAGAAATACGAGCAGGAGAAATGTACTGTGAAACGAGGCTTTGTCAAAACTGAAAACTTTAAGCGCCTGTCCGAAGCCCAAAAGCTGGTGGAAAAGCGCGGTGCTCGCGAGGCAAGCCTGGTGCTGGTCCAAGGCCGATATGGCATTGGCAAGTCCGAACTGACCGAGCGCTGGGCAGCCGATAGCGGCTGGGTGTTTGTGCGCGCCAAGAGCACCTGGACCAAACGCGCCATGCTCGATGAGCTGGCCGAGCGCATGGGCCTGGCCAAGACCGGGCGCAATACCGAGGTGCAGTCGCGCATCATCGGCAAGCTGGCGGTCGAAATGGTGCCGATGATCATCGACGAGGCCGACTTCCTGGTGGGCACCACCGCGAGCCTGCTGGAGCTGATCCGTGACATCACCGACCTGACCGGCACCATGTGCTTTCTGGTCGGCATGGAACACTTCCCCATGAAGGTGGCGCGCTTCGGCCATATCGCCAGCCGCGTGGCCAAGGTGGTGGAGTTGCAGCCGATATCGCTCGCAGACGTCAAGGCCACGGTCGCCGCCAAGGCTGAAGTCGAGATTTCCGACGAGGTGCTGCCCGAGATGCTGGCCCAGGCAGAGGGCCGCATGCGACTGCTGCTCAACGCCATTGCCAACCTTGAGGCCTGGGCAGACGCCAACGGCTGGACCAAGGTCACCCTGGAGCACATCAAGGGCTTGCCACTGTGCCCCGAGTTCAACGGCAAGCCGCTGGGCCGCAAAGGGGTCAAGCCATGACGACCGCCTCGGTGAAGCCTTACGGCTGGTTTATGCCTGCCACCTTGATCGCTCTGGGTCGCTATACCGCCCACGCGGTTCAGCCCTTCACGGTGGCCGAGCTTCAGAAGATCGTGCCCGAGCTGACAGAAGGCAAGGACGCTCGCAGGGCTTGCAAGCTGCTGGAGCAGCGCAGGCTGGCCACCCCCTGCCCCACTCGGCGGTTTGCCTGGGAGCTGACCCCTGCAGGCGTACAGACCTGTAAAGCGGCTCTGTATGCATCGCTGGCAGAAGGTAAATGCAAGCCCGCGATGATGCGCCCCAACAAGCTCACGGTCGCCGATCAGATCTCTGCGCGCCTGTGGAATCTCCTGCGCATTCGCAATGTTCTGACCAGCGTCGACGCAGTGTCGGTCCTGGCCAATGCCGGCGACAACACGGTCTATTTACAGGCTGTCATCGGTCGCCTGCTCAGGGCTTGGAGCGAGGCCTGCCCCGACGCGGTTGAGGTCAGCAAGAAGCGGGTCAATGGTGCATTGCGCTATGTACTCAAGCGCGACATAGGCCCCCAAGCGCCTGCACTGACCAAGGCCAGGAAGGAGATTGCATGAAGCCCGGCTACATGAATGAGCCTTGGTTCGCAATCCTTCTGGAGCGTGTGCAGCGGCCCGAGTCCGTGCGAGCACGCATTGCTCGCCAGCTCGGCATCAGCGCAGCGGCTCTGAGCCAGGTGCTCAATGCGAGTGGATGCTACGGAAATGGCACCGCCAAGACCGACCGCATTGCAGAAAAGGTGATTCACACCTTCGGTCGCTACACCTGCCCACACCTCACGGCGGAGGCCGGTGGCGACGACCAGGTCATCACTGCAGAGCAATGCCGCGCCTTTGCCCACCGTGATGCGCCTATATCAAGCCCCCGCGACATGCAGCACTGGCAAGCCTGCCGTCAATGCAGCCACCGGGAGGCCAGCGCTCCACCAGTTCCTCGCGCTCTGCAGATCAGAGGTGGCCGCAAGGTCATCCCCATTACCCATATCCAGGAGGTCAGCCATGCATCACCTCGTTAAAGACGGCTGTCTGCCCTTGGTGATCGGCCTTGCGCTGCCCATGACCGAGGCCGACTACCACCGCCCTCCCCTGGGCTGGATCAAGCGCCGCGCCAGGCGGCTGATGCGTGCTTACAGCATCGACCGCCGCTATGCCATCGCCTGCGCCGCAGACGACTACTCCGACTTCACCCATATGCACCGCGAACGCCTGTCTCAACTGCTCAAAGGAGAACTCCAACATGCCTAAGACCACTCAACCCCAACAGCGCCCCCTGCCCGCCTGGACCATCGAGCACGCCAGCACAGCCCCCATGTCCCGCCGCGAAAAGGTGGCCCTGACGCTCTTCATCTTTGTGCTCCTCATGGCCTTGGGCTTCTTGATCGCCGCCATCACCGGCTACGCCGAGATGCGCTCCGTGTTTCCTTGAACCAGCCAATCACCACCACCAGAAAGAACGTATGAATCAGCAAATCTCTCTTCCCGAGATCCCCGCAGGCTATTGGGAAAACGCCAAGGGTGACCTAGTCCCCGAAACCAAGGTCTCCGACATCGACAAGCTGCGCGACCAGCTGGTGCGCGACCTTTGCACCCAGGCCGAAGCCAGGAGCAAGGATCTAGCCAAGTTCAAGCTGGACTCCATGGGCGACGTCACGGCCTTTGTGGAAACCAGCGTGGAGCAATACGGGGTCAAGGTTCGCGGCACCAAGGGCAACTTCACGCTCATGACGTTTGACGGCAAGTTGAAGGTCGTGCGCCAGATGCAGGACCAGATCACCTTTGGCGAGCAGCTCCAGGCAGCTAAGTCCTTGATCGACCAGTGCGTGACGCGCTGGGCCGAAGGAGCCAACGACAACATCAAAGTTCTGGTCTCCGATGCCTTCCAGGTCGACAAGCAAGGCCTGATCAACACAGGCCGCGTGCTGGGCCTGCGCCGCCTGGACATCAAGGACGAAGACTGGCAGACAGCCATGAAAGCCATCTCCGACAGCATCCAGGTCGCCAGCACCAAGCCCTACATCCGCTTCTACAAACGCAACGAAAACACCGGCGCTTATGACGCCATCAACCTGGATCTGGCTGCCGTATGACGACTACACGCTTTGCCTCTACCGCCGATGTCGCTCACTCCGTCTGTACTAGCGAGGGAGCCCAATCACTGCCCTTGGTGCAGACCACCAAGATCGTGGACTTCACCCTGCGCACGGTCATCGGTCTGAACTGCCAGAACGGCAACACCCTGGACATCAATCTCGGAAACGGCCATGTCTTGAGCTGCAGCGTCAAGAAGGCCATCGGCCCTACGGACGTTTAAAGGAGGCGATATGACCCGCTTTGTTGCTCACACTTCGTCTTTTGCTGCAAAAGATCAGCGCCGCCGTGAGCTGGGCCACATCCATCAGGGGCGCACGGCCTTGGGCTGGACGGAGGATGATTACCGCTTCCACCTGGTTGAAATCACGGGGGTGGCCAGCTCCACGGATCTGGACGCAGCGGGTCGTGCCAAGGTGCTGGCTCACATGTCCAAGCTGGGCTTCCAGCCCAAGTCCAGCAACTTCAAGCCCTTTGGTCAGCCCGAGAAAATCAAGTGGCTCTGGAAGAAGCTCGATGAAGCAGGCGGTCTGCGCGACGGCAGTCCCACCGCCCTGCTCGCCTTCGTGGGCCGCACCATCGGCACTGATGTGTCGGATGTTAAGTTTTTGCCAACAGCCCAGGCCAGCACGGTCATTGAGGCGCTGAAGTCCATGCTGGACCGGGCCAAGCGTCAGGCACAGGTGAAATGACCCAGACCTCTACAGTTCCCATCGACCTGCTGCCGCCGCTGCTGCAAGAGTTTGAGCGCCTGGTAGGTCTGCAGGCCACCATGGCGCTCGTTCAAAAATGGGGTGGGCTGCGGGTTTACTTCCCAACGCCGGAGCGCGTCACCGAAGATCACCCCTATGCCGCAGTCATTGGCGTCGAGGCGCTTTTAAAGCTGGCAGAGGAATATGGAGGCCTGCCTCATTTTCAGCTGCCAAAAGCGGAAAGAGCACTCCAGGCCGTGCGCAATGCGCGGATCGCCGCTGAATATGCGACGAACAAGACGGCTCGGGAGATCGCTGCCGAGTATGGTCTTACGGAAGGTCAGGTCGTTCGGATCGTCGCCATGCTGGGCGTAACAGCTCCACCAGACAGACGACAAAAGGCCCTCTTCTAACCCCCACCTACCCATAAAAAAGCCCAGTCTGCCAAAGACTGGGCTTTTTTTTTGAAGTCGCTCAGTTGGTCACTGTAGATAGAAACTGCTCAATCTCCAAGGCGCTGCTACGTGCCGTTCGCATGACACCAATGAGCGTGGCCGACGCAGGCCCGGTCCACTCCCCGTAGCCCACCAGCCATAAACCTGGGACGCCACGCACCTGGGTGCCTTCTACCGCGACTCTGGATTCGTTGACAACGCCAAGAGTCTCCAGAGGCAGCAACGCAGGCCTGAAGCCGGTACACCAGATGATCGCGTCGAAGGGCTTGGTGCTTCCGTCGCCCCATTGAGCCCCGTCCGCCGTGAGCTTCTCAAATGAGCCGACAGAATGCAGCACGCCGCGCTGGCGTGCGTCAAGGACGGGGGGAACCATCACGATATCGCCAAAGCCACCTGGCAGGTTCTCTGGATCTTTACCCTCCTGCAGAGCCTGCCAGCGTGCAGTGGCCCTCTCGAAGAGTACTCGCCCATCGACCTCGTCCGGTAAAAAGGCTGGTGGCTCCAGCGTGACCCAAGTCGTGGACTGCGCAACAAGCGAGACCTCTGCCAGGATCTGTGCGCCGGAGTTTCCTCCGCCGACCACCATCACCCTCTTACCTTTAAAGGGCTCAGGTGATACGTACTGAGCTGAGTGCAACTGTTGCCCCTTGAAGGACGTCAAACCCTCAACGTTGGGAACAAATGGGTTGCGCCATGTTCCCGTGGCAAATACAACGGCACGCGACTGCCAGCTTCTTGCTCCAGCATTGACCTGGAAGCCTTGCTCAGTGGATTCAATGCCTGTGACGCGAACTGGCCTCTCGATCTTGAGTTCGTAGCGTTCTTCGTACTTGCGAAGATAGTCGACCACATGGTCACGGCTTGGATACTGCTCACCTGAAGCAGGCATCGGCCATCCCGCAATGGAACTCCACGAGGCGGGAGAAAAAAGCCTCAACGAGTCCCATCCATGCTGCCAAGCCCCGCCTCCGGCTTCTTCGGCATCCAGCAGCAGGACCGACAGATTGGTGCGACGCAAGAAATACGCCACCGATAGGCCTGCTTGACCTGCCCCTACGATGATCACATCGTGAAACGACAT